GTTACTACACTTTACACATCACCTACTGGTAGCGCATTTGATTTTACTATTATTGAGTCTATATTGGTCAACAACAATACATCTGGTCAAACCAACATAATTTTAACTTTGACTGATACATCAAGTAATGTATTTAGTTTGTATAACGAACACGTTATTGCAGCTGATACTACCGCAGAACTTTTATCAAAAAGTTTGGTAGTAAAAGCAGGAGAAATATTAAAAGTAACCGCTGCTGACGCAAACAAATTGTATGTCACAGCAAGTTTGATTGAGTATGCAAAAGGCGACTAATAAGGTAGTAGAACTAAAAACACAAGAAAAACAGCCTTGGGAACAAGAATGGGCTAGATGTAAGCCTTTCATTGAAAAAGCAGTAAAGTATCAAGATTCCTATACAATTGACGATATAGAAGATAAAATAAGATCAGGAATATTCCACTTATGGCCAGGCAAAAGGTCTGCTTATATAACAGAGTTTGTACTATATCCACAAGTAAAAGCGTTAAACCTTTTGTTTTGTGGTGGTGACTATAAAGAATTAGAACAAATGTTGCCGTCAATAGAAGCATTTGCAAAGGCAGCAGGTATAAAAAGACTTTATGGTGGCGGTAGAAAAGGATGGATTAGAAAAATAAAACATCTTGGATTTGAAACAGAATATTTAATTAGAAAAGACTTATGAGCAAAGGAAAAACCACAACAGTTCAGGAAGCTAGTTTACCAGCCTTCCAAGAAGCACAGTTTCAAGAATTATTTAGCAGAGCCAGAGGACTCTCACAACAGCCATTTATACCTTATACAGGCCCAATGGTGGCTGGATTCAATCCAGACCAACTGAGGCAGTTTCAGGCGACAAGAGGACTATTTGAATCTGGTATGGCGTTTGATCCTACGCAAGCCCTACAAGGACTAGCACAACAACAAAGACCTATGACAGGTCAAGTAGGATCATTACTTACTGCACCGATAGAACAGTATCAATCGCCGTTTCAACAACAGGTAATAGATCAAGCTTTAGGCGATATACAAAGACAGGCAGATATAGCGCGTGGTGGCGCGCAGGATAGAGCAATCAGGGCTGGCGCATTTGGTGGCTCACGATCTGCAATATTAGAATCAGAATCACAAAGACCATTTATAGATGCACAGGCAAGAACAGCAGCAAACTTACGACAAGCTGGTTTCGAGCAAGCGCAGAGGGCCGCGGAAAGCGATCTAGCAAGACAACAACAATTAGCTATGTTTGCCCCAGAATTAGAACTAAGAGCAAGACAGCAACAAGCTGGTTTGCTTGGTGGTTTACAAGGATCGCAACTACAAAACCTTGGCTTGTTAAGTGGTATAGGCGCGCAACAGCAGGCGCTACAACAAAGAGGTATAGATGCTTCAAGAGGCGAGTTCCAAAGAGCGCTAGGTTATGGACCGCAACAACTAAGTTTATTACAAGCTGGTATGGGTACACCTTTAGTAACAACGACACAAACAGGCAGACAAAGCACAGGACTTGGCGACATATTAGGTGGCGCAGCTGGTTTATTTGGATCATTAGCTTTAGGTGGTTTAAATCCATTTGGTATGTTTGGCGGTGGGTCTGTTGGCACTACTATTGGAAGAGCAGGTTTTTAGGAAAATAAAATGAGTTTTGGCAGACCACAAACACCTCTTACACCAGAGCAATTACAAAGACAACAAAGAGTAGGCTTAGGATTAAGCGCTTTATCAGATGTTTTTGCAAGAAGAGATCCAATCGCAAACACTTTGCAAAGACAGGCTATGTTACAAGCACAGCAAAAACAAGCACAGCGTAATGCTTTATTAAATGAACTTGAAAAAGACCCGAGGTTTGCAAATCAAGTTAAATTTATAAAAGCTGGTTTAGATCCAGATAAATTTTTAGAAACAAAACCTACTGGCCCATTAGTACAAATAGTTGACCAAGAAGGTAATTTTGTAATGAACATGACAAGAGAGGAGGCTGCTGTCAATACTGATGCTTTCAAAACAAAAGGATTTAGAATTACAAACATACCTACAGGCACAGATCCCGCGCCAAGCAACATTGAAGTAACCAATAAATTAATTGATCCCATAAAGGAACAATTTATAGCTTCAGAAAAATTAATAAAAGGTTTGAACGAAACGGGTAAAATTCTTGCAGAAAATCCAGAAGCGGCTAACAAATTAGTTGCAGGTGGCGCAAGCGCTTATACATTTGTTACATCTAATATAGCTGGTTTTCAAAGTTTAATAGATAACAATAAAGATACAAAAGCGTATCAAGATTTACAAAAAGCATCTGTTTCTTTAGAAGGTAATGATTATGCACAAAAAATAAAAGATGTTGCATTAGCTTCTAATATTTCTGAATCAAGAATTAAAGATTTAGCTTTTGCTTTTGCAGCTGCTAGAGGTCAAACAGGTAAAGGTTTATCAGACAGAGATTTCCAAAATTCTTTAGATATTTTATCTAAAGGTGTAAATGCAGAGCAAAAAATTGCTCTTTTTGAAGATGTTGCACAAAGAATACAATCTGACTATCAAATTGTAAGCGAACTAGCAAAAAGATTAAATGTAAACAACCCAGATATTGTAAATCAAATTAATGCTATTGGTTCTTTAAGTCCATTTGTCAACCCATTTACACAACCAAGTACAACTCAAACCTCATCAAACATAGAAGATATACTTAAAAAATATCCACCAAAAGGCTAACTGATGGCAACATTAGCAGAATTAGAGCAAGCATTAATACAAGCAGATGAAGCTGGAAATGTAGCAGATGCTACAGCATTGGCTAATGAAATTAGAAAAATAAAAAATGAAAATGCAGCATTACAACAACTTGAAACTGGAATACAAGAAGAAAAAAAACAAACAAGAAGAGAAAACGCTCTTGATGTTTTGCGTGGTGCTGTTACGGGTGGGGTTCGTGGTCTAACAGGTTTAGCAGGATTGCCCGCTCTTGCTGAGCAAATAAGTCCAACAAGTCAATTTATAACTGGTTTTGGTAGAGATCCAGTTACACAATTATTACAAACAGCACAAAAAACTGGTGCAGTATCAAAACAACCTGGAGTTTTATTTCCTTCTCAACAAACTTTATTAGAAACATTAGAAAAAATACCAGGAGCAAAATCTGTAACACAATTTCAACCTACTACTACATCTGGTCAATATGCAGAAACTATATCTGAGTTTGTAGCACCAGGCGGAGTTTTTGCAAGAACTCCAAAAGTTTTAGGACAAGCAACAGCTTTAGGTGGTGTTGGCGGAGCGGTCCAAGAAACACAAGAACAAATTGGACTTTCTCCATTACAGGCCGCACCTTTAACTTTGTTATCTACATTAGGCACAGGTTACGCACTAAGTCCAAGCAGAGCAGCTAAATATTCTAAAGAAATTTTAAAAGGTGTATCCAAAGAAGAAATAGCTATTGCAGAAGAACTTGAAAATCAAGCTAAGCAGCTTGGTTTAACCATTACAGCGCCAGAACTCATAGATAATAAAGTTATAGCAGGTGTTGGACAAATTGTGTACGGTTCTGATAAGGGCGGTAAAATTATGTACGATTATTTAAAAAACAGACCTGAAGAAATAAAAAATATAACGAAAAATCTATTAGATAAAATAGTCGAAGAACCAGAAAGTGTTAGAAAAGTAATGAAAAATATAAGTGGAGCATCAGATAAAGCGATTAGAAATGCAGAACAATTTAGAAGAATACAAGCAGAAGATGCTGGATATATAGTTTCTAATGTAGAAAATTTAGATGAAGCACAAATAATAAATGTTATAGGACAAATTGATAATGCCATAGCTGGTTTTGCACAGGGCAATCCAAACATAAAAAAATTACAACAACTTAAAAATAGATTAACTAAAGATGCAGGTAATAAAATACCTGAAACAAATATCAACAAACTTAGTTCTGCAAAAAGAGAATTTGACGAAGCTATAAAAGACTCAAAAACTGGATTAGCGGATCAAAGAAGATTTATTGATAAAGAAGGCAGATATACATTATTTAATGAAGATGGTACGGGCATACTTAATAATTTAGACAATCAATTAAGAACAAATATTAATTATAAAAACGCGCAAGATACATTTGCAAGATTGTCTGATGAGGTAGTTAAACCTGTATTAGAAAATGTTGAAGTATTAGGTAAGGGCGTAACACCAGCTAAAATTAAGGCGTTTGTTTTTGATCCATCAAAAAACAATGTCAATGATATTAAAAAAACATACACCACTTTGAATAATGTTGATAAAAATGCTTTTCCAAGTATAGCCAGAGTTTATATTGAAAATGTAGCAAATAAGTCTTTTGTAACAAAAACAGGCGGCGAATCTTTAAAATCTGGTTTTGATCTTTATAAATCACTAGCAGGCACGCCCGCGCAAAGAGCAAATTTTAACGAAGTGTTAAAAGGTGTTGCAAAAGCAAATAATGTAGATGAACGAGAGTTGTTGATTGGATTTAATAATTTTAACGAATTACTTAAAAGAACAGCAAGAATTGCAAACATTGACAATCCGTCAATGCCTCCTAATGCAAGAAATTTACCACAAACAGCTGCACAAATAGGATCTTTTATGTGGAGAGTAAAATTTGCAAGCAGATATGGAGAATTTTTACAACAAAAAACAATGTCGGATTTAGCAAAAGTATTTACAAGCAAAAATTCAGTTTCGGAACTTGTAAAATTAGCTAAAACAGACCTACAATCTGCTGAAGCTGTTAATAGAGTTATAAATATAATTGCAGTTACAGGTCCAATACAAGAACGACAAAGACAAGATTATTTAGAGTCTTTATCGCAAGGTTTTAATCAATAGTTACTTCAATACTATACTTGCCTATATCTTCGCCTTCTTGATCCACGCCGTAAACCATTTCTAATTCAAGATCAATAAAATGTTTGGCCTTCATAAGGTCTTTTATTCTATCTTCTTTACCGCCTTTATTTCTAGTTATATATTTAAGTGTGCTACCTAAGTTGTAACTAAGTTTATTGGCGTATATATATTCTATTGGTTGTATGCTATGCTGTTTATAATGATCGCCGTCAACTTGGTTGTTGGTAGCTAACCTATCTATTGATTGATCCCATTCATCAATATTATTTTTTTTCATATTTTTTCTCCACTTTAAGTAATATTATGCTATATTAACACTTATATATAAAAAAAGGGAAAATTATGGAAATATTTGAATCTGATGACAAAATTACTTTTGACATTTCCAAGACTATAGACGCAAGCGAACTAGCTGAACGCTGGGGCGTGACCAAAAAATCTATAGACAATAGACGACAGAGAGGACAAGGACCAAACTATTTTAAAATAGGTGGTAAGATAAGATACGATCTCAAAGATGTTGTCAGAATGGAACAAGAATCTTATAGATCCATAAATGGCTC